CTCCTTTCTTTATTATTGCTACAATCTACCTTAGTTCCTATGTATTGCTAACCATGATACGGTGTCAAATTGCAGGAGTACAGAGTTAGCCAAACACATAGTTATGTTTGGTTTATTAAATCCTGTTAGCTCTAAGGTTTGGAATAGTCTATCCTCCATTATCTATCTCCTTACTAATAAATCTGCTAGCCACATATATCTATCATACTTCCAAGGCTTGACCGATGTTTCTCCTATTGATGGGTACCAATTCAAGGTGAACCATAGCCATTTAAAGAACCCTCTATAACTTTCATTACGGTACCATAGGAACAGTTCAAAATCTGTGGTCAGTCTAAGCCAATAAGTTAGGTGCTTTTTCCTAACCTTCATCAACAGCCTCCTCACATACTGAACGGTACCTGGTTACTGTCTCCTTGTACTCCTCTATATGACAGTTCAACGGTGCATCAATGTTATAGGCTACAATTTTTAACTTTACACCAGTGGCAAGGGTAACTTCCCCTGTTGTGTACCAACTGTTGGAGTAAGATACCTCTGCTTTACTAAAGACAACACCTAACCTATTCAAGGCTTGGATTACCTCTACTGTGGATTTATATACTGTAATGCTTAGCACTCCCATGGTTAAGCTAGCACTACCAGTTAGTTCCTTAACTTCAGTAGGTAGTTCTTCCAGTAGTTCCCTAGCTTCCTTGGCTTCATTGAGCCACCTTCTCATTAGGTTAATCTGGTCATCAGCGGACTCTATAAGATTCATTGTATTCCTCCTTTTATTTTACCAACTCAATAGTGAGGGCCAGCTAGTAGCTCTGAGCAACCTCTTTGCATTCCTTCCCCGTGTCTACCAGTGCTTTCTGCCCTCTCGGGTAGCTGGCTAAGATGGCTCGGTATCATTACCCTAAATGTCCATGTTTTGGGTTTGCCTGTTCTCATCCATGTCAAAGTAGCCACTCTTACGAGTCGGAATTAGATACCGAAGGTTTGCAGGACACCATCCCCCACTATTCAATTGTTAAACCTGCTCAAGGTTGGGGCTATAAAGACTTGCTATACCCTCAACCTTCAACAGCTAGTTTTACTTAGTGCCACAAGCTTCCATAAATTGCTCCTTGTCAAAGCGTGGATTGTCATCCTTTAGTATGTTGCATAACTCCTGTATAAAACCCTCTGTATATATGATACCAACTCCTGACTCACCCCAAGGCTCTATCATCAAGCGGTCTCTACAATCCTTGATTGCCTTAGCTAGTTTGATGTAATCCTTTTTTGTCGTCTTCCTAACTCCTTGGCTTAACCACATTGAGGCTAACCCTAATGCCTGCTTCAATCACATCAACAAAACCATTGGTAGTAGCTACCACTAAAGTCTTACCTGATTTAGATGGGACTCCTGAACCCAAGGTACAGACGATTGTTAGTTTGCTTCCTTCTACCTTAATATCCATTGTTTACCTCCTACATAAATTTTACCTAGTGCTACCTTTAAGGACTATCTTTGCCATAGAATGGATGCTCATTGGAGGTGCTTCAATAGTACCTTTACCTTCCACATACACGATGCCTAAAACCACCACAGCATTGGGAAATCCTATCTTCCTCAATAGGTTCTGCATCATCCTTGAGTCCTTGTCCTCTGATGCATCACTGTTTGCTAGGTGCTCTAGCCATTCCTTTACTGTCATTTCACTTTAACCTCTTTCCAAACCATCTTTGGCTGTTGCTTCCTTAGCACTCTGTTTTGCCTATCAATTAGTTTATCGTGGTGGTCGCAGTAATGGTGCCATTCTTTTGTGCCACTTTGGTGTAGGCAGAATATGCCAAACTGACCTTTTAACTGGCACCCCTCAAACTCACACTTGATTTCCACTTTAGCCTCCTTTAATAACCTCTGTTCTTAAGCATCCACTGCCTCAGTCTTGGTTCAATTTACCTTTACATAATCTACCTTTACATAACATTATATCATAAGGTACTGCTACTGTCAATAGAACAAATGTGCTAACTGATATTATGTAAAGCTAAACATTATGTAAAACCACAGCAATTTCAACGAGTTTCAAACTACAGCCCCAGTAATTCGCTAGAGCTACTTGACAAATGCATAACCTTCCTATATAATGTATACATAGCTGTTGTAGTGGTAACAGCAATAGCACCTTAAAAATTTAATATGGAGGTACACAATGGAGCAGTCATTTAATGAGCTTAAGGCTAAAATGTTAGCAGCTCTCCAAGCAAACGACATCAAGGTGGTAGAAGAATTAGCAGGGCAAATTGAAGCTAGCAAGCGTGAAAGGCACAAGGCTGAAGTAGCAAAAGCTCAAGCTGAAGTCGAAGCGATGGCGGGGGATAGAGAAGCACTAGCGATTTTGATACATGGTAAAATCAAGGGACTGGGACTTGATAAAGACTTACTAAAACTCAAGTCATGGGGCTTTACCTACAAGGTTGATAAAGCTAATCCCGCAGAACTTGATGTCAGCTATAAAGCAGTAGCCTTGACTACAGCAACCGTCAAGCGTGCAAGTAGCGGGAATGGCGGAGGCGCTGGGAAAACTAAAGACGAGTTTGGGGTTAGTCTAGCTGAAGTTTACGAGAAGTTTGCTACCGCTGAGGATCACGCTAAACTAGCAGAAGCTAAAATCAAGGATGAGCTAGCGACTGAGAAGCTAGGGAAAACTACAAACTCTAATCAGTGGCGGGTAAAGAACGAAGTTAAGAAACGTGCAATAGCTGAGAATTTAATCGCTCCCGTTAAATGAGCCAGTAGTAAGAGGGGACTATAAGTTGCCAATAGTCTCCTTTTTCTACGCCCAGAATTAGAACATATGTTCGCTTTACATAATGTTGATGCGCCAGCCCCCAGGCTTTACATAACATCAAGGGTACGGGTGCCCTATTCTTTAGATAGTATTTTATTTTTCCTATTCCCCCTCTCAGATTTTAATTTTCCCACAGTTTCAACTTCCAGCAGCTCCTTCTTTGTATGGTCGCTTGTAAATAGGCAAAGCTTCAAATTGTCTGCGTTCATCCAGCATTTGCCTAATTCCTTATCCCATTTTAGTTTTACTGTTAATTCTTCCATTGTTCTACCTCTCAGACTTTAATTTTTCCGTAACTTTCAACAGGTTCACAGGGTGGTTGCTATATTAACCAGCTCATCATGAGGCTTAACCACGATTTCCTTATAATTATAGGAGCTGAATCCTACCTGAAATGTTTTAATATCCCCGCAATATTTACACCTGAAGTAGCCTCTAGTCCTTAACCTCTCACTCTCCGTCATTTGCATCCAGTGGTGGGCGCCAGTAGGACTTGAACTGCATTTCCACACACCAGACTTCAAATACTCCTTATCTGTCATCCCAATTTTTCTACCCATGATTTAGGTACACCTCCAAGATTAGCTACGTCCAGCATTATGTCTATCATTTGCCTAGTCAACTTTTGCTCTATTAACAGGCTGTCAGGATAATCAACCTTTATATTATTCTTTCGTTGGTTTAACGCATGAAACTGTCTCATTAGTATTAGGCGTTTTTTCCTAACCTCAGGCTCCAACTTCAACGTCCTAACTCTAACATGAGGTACATAAGGGTTCCTCTCAAGGTAATCCAACCCCTGCTTAACCCAACATTCAGGATGGTAGCAGTTCTGTACGTTCCAGCTTCTATCATCCTTGTTACCTTTATTCCAAAACATAACGGCTACTATTGGCGTACCAATCTCAATAAACTGCTCACACCATTTACAGGTAGCCTTCTTACGGCACCAGCGCATGGTTACATTAGGGATAGTCAATCCAGTTGTCTCCATCCCATGTTTTGTTATGTCTCTCCTTCATTACAAATGCCAGCCAGAGTTGCTCCATTGAATCATATGGCGGTGGCAAGCCTACTTCTATTTCTAGCCATCTGGTTAAGGCTAGGTGCAGCTTATATGGTGATGTGTCTACTGCTTCTACCATCTCCTGTAACTGGTCTTGGTGAGGGAGCCAGATATACATCTTATTTCTACCTACCCAAGTTACAGCAATTGGTATAAGACTTTCCTTATTATTATCCCAACTTACCAATGCCTTGTGAAGAGGATTAGATTCTACTTTGTGCGAGTCTCTGTGAGCAATAATATCTCCAACTTTAGGTATCCACAGTTCTTGTATCTCCTCACAATCACTCATCTTAATACAAGTCTCTGATGTATCCATTATACCTCCTACACCTTCACTAAACTTCTTTCATCCTGATGCTTTTTAACTATTAGTTCCCAGTTCCTAGTCTTAACCAGATAAAGAGGAAATATAACCCCACACATACATTCATAGAGGTTTTTATTATAAGCAGGGTAATGCACAGCACAGTGGAGCTTCACACTTAACTCGGCTCCTAGGTGGTCTACTTCCTCATCCAACCCTCGTTGTACATAAGCTCCCCAAACCATTTCATCACCTCCTATCCCTTCAATTCTCCTTTGCCCATCAGAATATTTGTTATTGCCATTTGCAGTAGGTTTCTAGCTTTGGCGAATCTCTCCTCTGGTGGCTTCCCTATACAAATAAGCCTTGGTGTGGTTCTGATGATGGTCTGTAGTTTTTTATCCGCCTGCTCTAGTAGGTCAATTATTTCTTGCATATTTCCCACCTCTCTATTATAATTATAGCATACGGTTTATTGAATGTCAATATAAATCTTACATAATATAGTATTATACAGTACAAATTATATTTATCAGCTACTTGACATAACGTATCTGACTGTGATAGAATTAGGATGGAGTATTGTAATGAATGATGTAACTACCACAGAAGGAATGGCAAACTCTCTTGTCCCTTTTTATAATGATGGCACTAAAAAATCCACCTACTTATCCTATTTAGTAAGTGGGTTTTCTCTTAGGGAGGCTTGCAAATTAGCTAAAGTCCATGAGAGAACTATTAGAAATTGGAGGGAATCAGACCCTGAGTTCATCCAAATTGAGGAGGAATGCAAAACTGGGCTACGAAAAAGGTTAGCCAACGAACTTATTGATTTTGAGTACACCAGGAATTTTAGACTAGTATTAGCCAAAGACTTCCTAGTCCTGTTTAAGGATGCTACAGGTAAGTACCTAACCGAGAGCGAGGAGAAGTACCTAGCTATGATTAGAAAGTTTTACACTCCTCAGCAATTTGCCATGGTTAAACAGCTATTAGGCGGTAATGGTGATAGCAAGGAAGCCTTTGACTTTACCAAGACAGTATTAACCATCAGGCTTGAAAAAGAGCAGATTACTGGATAAGGAGATGCCAAATGGGTGGACAAACTCAGGAAGAAATGGTTAGAGACCTTCATGTAATGTTACTCGGGATAAAAGACTCAGAAGATAAAGGGTTAGTTGGCGACATCAAGGATATGAAAAAGGATATTAAAGCAATAAATGGATGTAATAGGAAACTAGCAATAAGATTCTGGTTCCTATTAGGTCTAATAGTTGGTAGTACAGGTTTTAGCCTACTTGAACTTTCAGGAGTAATAAATATGTTTGGGGGTATGTAATGCCAAAAGGAGTTAAAGCCTCACCAAAACAAGTCGCTGCTGGTAGAAGGAACGTAGTAAAGGCTCATGTCAGTAAGTTAGGTAAGCGAGGTGGCCATTATAAACCAAGAAGTCCTAGGATGTAAAACTATGTTGGCAGAGTAGGTATGTAAAAATGACGGTAGAACAAACCTTCCGTGAACTTATCAAGAGCAAAAGGAAATTCATAGAGACATTGATGGTTGTTGAGAATAAAGCTCGGCAGCTAGTTCCTTTTATCTACAACCCTATACAGGCTGATGTGGATGCAACCCAGACCGGAATGGATATTTGGGTCAAGCCTAGCCAAGTAGGGTTCAGCACGGAACGTATAGCCAATAGGTTAGTGGATACATTGACTGTGCCTGGTACCAACACCGTCCTTATAGCTTATGAGGATTTCATCACAGAAAGGTTACTAAGCAAAGTCTCGTTTTTCTACAACCATCTAGCATCATTAGGTATACCAGGCTTTCCTAAAATACACCATGATTCTACCTATGAAAAGACTTTTAGGTTTTATATAGACGGTAATCTACACAGTACCAGTTCTATCTATATAGCCTCAGCCAGAAGCTATGTAGCAGGCCGTACCCAAACTATCCATCACCTACTCTGTGATGAGTTTGCATTTTATGTACCTAATGCCATTGATAGGATAGTTGCTCCTGCTCTAGCTAGAATACCTCCTGGGGGTACAGCAGATATTTACTCTACTCCTAATGGGGAGGAGAACGACTTCCACGATATGTACGCTTTGGCTAAGGAAGGCAAATCAATATTTGCTCCTCACTTCTACCCATGGTTTACACACCCTGAGTATGCTATAGGTTTAGGTGATTTCAGAATCGAGATGTACTTACCAGAGACCAATAAGCCTGAGTTCAACCTAACCGCTGATGAAGTTTTGTTAATGTCTAACCATAATTTAACCTTTGACCAGATTCGCTGGAGACGCTGGATGATTAGAACTATGGAGAGCTTGAGGAGGTCAGGTGAAACTAGAACCTTGTTTAGCCAAGAGTTTCCTGAAAACGATATATCTTGTTTCCTATCCACAGGTGATATGTATTATCATACTGAGACTGTGGACAAGTTGGCTAAGAGTTGCTACCCTGCACCTACAAACCTATCAGGACTTGACATTTGGTATAAGCCAGAAAAGGATAAGAAATACATAGTTACCGTTGACCCTGGACAAGCTAAAATTACCCAATCAGCAATAGGTGTATTGACCTTTGATGAGGATGAATACGGCAACCATATACCAAAATGGTGTGCTAGAGACGCTGGTTTATACAGTCCTGAGGTAACCGCAAGCAAGGCTGTAGCAGCCTCCAACTACTACAACAGGGCTATAATAACTTGGGAAGCGAATTCCCATGGACTAGCAATAACCGAATTACTAAAACACCGTAGACCTATCTATTTCAGAAAGGATATTGTTAGTGGTATGCAGAGCCTAGAACCAGGTTGGCTAACCACTGGAGGTGCTAGAGGAACCAAAGACTATATGTTGCAGCGGGTTCATAGATACCTACCTGACCTTATCTGCCATGACATAGAACTGGCCAGACAATTTAGGAATTTCAGGTTAGTCGGTGATAAAATAGTTTCAGTTGGAGCAGATGATATCCATGACTGTTATGCTATTGGTCTCATGTGCTTTGACCCGAAACCTATAAGAAGGGGTATGATAGGAAGTGCTGGGTGGAAGTGGTAAGCATTATTGAGGAGGTTTAAGATGGACTCTAGACAGTTGAAATCTAGGTGTGGTAAACTAAAAACCAATTGGAGTACCAGAAACCGTAAAATACAAGATTGGTATAATATGCTAACCTTGAAAGATGAACTTGCCCAAGAAGGTATGGAATCTGTCACCTCC